TCATGGTGAAGTATAATGTATTAATATCATTTAGCGGGACTGGGTTCACAGTATAGATTGTGTTACCGGAAGCCCAGCCCTGAACCATAGTGACTTGCTCGGCATCAAATGTAATGCTGCCGTTTTTGCTTTCCACTAATTTTGCCCAGCCCCCGGTAACCTCATCGCATGTATCACCGGCGTTATAGTAGTAAGTATAATAATTTAGCTTAACAGCTTGAGTGCTATCGCTCTCCACCGCTATGTCCCTGCTGGTCGTGCGCTGTCCGTCAGTGCAGCTGACTGTCCAGTCCCCTGCCGCCACATTGAACAGCGCCTTGCCGCTGGTGTCTCTGGCCTTGTAGGTCTTGTAACCATTGCTAACTGTGCAAACACTGCCCTCCGGATAAGTGACCGCAATGATTGCGGTCAATCGTCCGCTTCCGCTGCCCGCGTTTGTTCGTCCAATCATTTACAGTTCCTCCAGTTATAAATACTCGTACTTCCCACCTCTTTTTAATTACTGCATTAGTTCTAACAGTTCCTTGTATTCGGCCTCCGTCAGCCGTCCGGCGGCGAAGAAAACGTCCAGTTTGTCCTTGTAGGCTTCCAGTTTTTCAGTCTGCCCGTTGACTTTATACTGCGTTATCAATCGCTTGCTCAGTTTATATGTCATGCTCACACCTCCCCGCTAAGTAGTTCCAGCATGCACAGCCGCTCCTCTTGGTCTGCCAAAAATTCCAGCATGTCCGTGTCTGTAATCTCAATTTCTGTTGGCTGGGCTGCTTCCAGCTCTGCTCTATCGTTCTCAATTTCTGCCTCAGTGCGCTTGACTACTTGTCCACTTACAAATTTCAGGAATGGTATGCCATCAATTGTAAAAATGTCCACTGGGATTATCTCATCCGTTTTGTACCATCCAGTGTTACCCGTCATATCATTTGGATTCCAGCCGATTATCCGATTTTTGCTGTCTAAATATATATACATATTTTACCTCCAATTAAGCGAGCAAGAAGCAGAGCAGAAGGCTAACCCACTGGTGGCTGGCTAAATCGCGGGTGCTATTGCCGTCACCGTAGGTAACAGAAAAGGCAGTGGTACTGACAGCAGACTCCAACCACCAGCTGGCCCGTGAACCTTTGTCGCCGTTACGCTTAATGATGTGCTTTGAGCTTCCGGCAAAGATTGGCCATTGGTTATACTCAATGCCTCCGCTGAAAGAGCTTGTCTGCCATATTGCACTGCCGTGGCTCTCACGCTCTGTGAGCAAGAATAGCTTTCCACGGTCGTACCACGTCCAGCCTGTAGGTGAACCTTTTCCGGCTGCCATGTCAGGCAAAATAGCTCTCATGCCCTTGCCGTTCTTTCCGGCGTAGATATACTTACCAATGTCGGTGTCCTCGACAAGCTTGACAATGCCGCTGTCAGGGTCATTAAGAGTTGCGTAGAGCGCAGAGCCAAGCCAAGGATTCTTCTGGCTGCTGTCATACCATACGCTGTCAGCGCACCTCATTTGATACATGCCGGGCAGGCAGTCACGAGAGACAAGCACCACATGGGGTACAGACAACTCAACGTCTCCTGTGTGGATATACGGATTGATGGCAGCAACCTCCAAGTTAACGGTTGCCTTTATACTCTTGGCATAACCGACTGAACAACTGTCGTAGGGGACGTAATAAGTAACGCTGTTGCTGGTGAACTTCACAGCAGTGGCGCTCTGGTAATCGCCGGAGATGGCCGACGTGGTAGTTCCGGCGGAAGTGGTTAGGCCGGTATCTGAGTAGTACTCAGTTCCGGCTGGGATTGTAAACTTTGCAAAATCCTTGAATGTGCCATCCAGGGTGATGGGATAGTAGTCACCAATTTCGATGTCTGCGAAATCGCCAGCCGCAACAAGGTTGTGCAGCTCCTCAGCCGTGTACTTCTTGGACAAGTCCTCACCAGCGTAAGAATAAATCTTTGCTGCGGATGCTGAGGCTTTTTGCTTTAAAACATTGTCTACTTCGGTCTTGGTGTAGGTATCGGCCTTGTCAGCCTTTTCTTCCAACTCAGGCTTCACGGCTTCCTCAACCTTTGCTGTTACGTCCGCTATGTCAGCATCGGTAAAGTAGTCCACGCCTTTTACAGGGGTGTGTCCATCGCTTCCCCGCTCACCCTGCGCGCCGGTGTCGCCCTTGTCGCCTTTTTCACCCTGTGCGCCGGTGTCGCCTTTGTCACCCTTGATAAATGCTGTACCTATATTCACGTCTACTTCACTTATGCTTGGAATGTCTGCATTAATAGGTAAACTCATTTTTATATCTCCTTAGTATCATCACTGCTTTGCACATATATTTCGCCTTTTTTTTACTGTGCCACGAATTCCGCCCCCGTTGAATTTTGGCCGAATAATAATTGAATTTCGTCCAGCTGATAAGCTAAAGGTTTCCGATTGAGTAATTGGAACTTGAAATGCGTTACCATCAAAATAAATATCCCCATTAGGATATTCTTTGCTAATGGAGCCGCCAATGGTAACTCGTAACACCTCTATGTTTTTTATATTTACAGTTGTGCCATTGTTAGTTATTGTAATGGGGATTGTTAATTCGTCACCTTGAAGAATTGTAAGCATCGTTTATCCCTCCCATTACGCAAGCGGTATACAGTAAATTGTAGGAATTGTTATGTCCTCTTCCGGGATTTCGCTTGCATATATATACACTCCGTTTTCATAGGCTATTGTTACTGTGCAAAAAATACCACGGCTAACATCAGCAGGAGAAAAAACGACATCAACAGTAAAATTTTCTGTCACTTCTGAGCACTCTATAGCTGCTTTATATGGAAAATCTTCAAATGTAGTATCAGCTTCCCATGCAGAAACGGGAACAATTACATCAGAGAAGCCCAAAATTTTAACGTCTGAACCTAGTTTTGCTCTTGAAATTGCAGAATCGGCTATTTTGGAGTTTGTCACAGCGTTTAATGCTAGTTTTAGTGCTGTAACCGTTAAATCCTCTAGCTGATTCCCTGTCAAAGAGTTGTCTTTAACATTGCTAGCTGTAATAGTTTTTTTCTTTATAAGCTCGCTGGTAACAGCCTCCTTTGCTAATTTCTCTGATGTAACAGCTTTATCGGCTAATTTCTCTGATGTAACAGCTTTATCGGCTAATTTCTCTGAGTTAACTGCATTATCCGCCAATTCATCACTGCCAACAGCTTCAAGGGCTATCTTTACAGCAACAATGCTCCTGTCTGGTATGTTTCCAAGAGCCGCATTATTGATTTGCTCTTTCAGTGCAACAAGCGCTTCTTGTACGGTATAAATGTCAGGTACACCGGGAATTTCAGAAACGCTTATGTTTTCTGCGCCACCGTTGTCTAGCCCTGCTAACAATACATTGTTTATATAGTTCTGGATGATAAGGGCTGCTTCATCGAACTTGGCTTTTAGCTCTGTGGAGGACAAGCCACCCACATCGTTTGGTTCATCATCCAATTTAGATATAATATTTAAATCATCTTCAAATTTTGGAAGTGACATTGTTCCTCCTTACTTTGCTGAGCCTGTATATCTGACTTTTATATCAGCCGCCAGCAATGTTATTGTTGTATTTGCTGTGTTTGTCTCAAAAATAAGCTTATAGAACACAAATTTCTTTGCTTTTATTTTTAGCCGTGTCATAAATGGCTTACGGTTTACTTTGAAACTCCACCGGGAAAAATCTGCTTCTTTAAAGCTTATCAGAGAAGAAGCTACTACTTTTTCAGCGTACACACTTTTCTTGTCTGTCTGAACCGTAACAGAAACTTCTCCGGAGGATTCAGGCTTCATACCTATCCACATCATGGCTGAATACTTTCGCATGAAATCTTTATCAAAGCTCATTGAACCTGACTCCCAATAAGCATCTATAGTGTCGTTATCATCGGATTTGTAGTTATAGCTTAAATGCCTTACTTTGCCGTCAGAACTGCCTATATACAAACTGCCTTGCCTATTTGCCATACAGCAAACATCAAAGTTTTCATAACTGTACCAAGCATCACAGGCGTAGTTATAAACAAGTGCTTTTTTGTTATAGCAAATGTAATATTCCTGTGAATCGTTATCATCCCAGCAAAAGCATTTATCCAGTTCATAACCTCGCAATGTTGCATATACTCTATCTGAAATGCGCTTTGCCTGTCTTTCGTCCACTGTCAGGTTGCTGTTATATGATGATGAATTTTTCCACTCATATAAGTCATTTCCTTGCAAGGTATATGGTGAGTTAAGTACAAGCCGAACTTGACCTAAAGCCACATTTCCAACGATTCTGTTTATTGGTGTTACATAAAATGCAGCGGTTTGTATATCGTTTGCAAGCGTGGTTAATCCATAGGAAATTGACCATGCACTATCAAGCTTGTAGCAAATTAAAGCTGAATAGTGACGGATCATGCCTGTTATTGGTGTGTTCTCCTCTCCGACTTTTACCTCGTTCATATCGGGGAAATAATCGGCTCTTGGATTACCGTCATAGTCAAGGTCTGAATATATAGCTTTATTTGAGCCATCACCATACAGAAATACACGGCTGTTTTGAGTACCTGAATACAGTTCTGAATACCTCATGGAGCTTACTTGCGTTCTGAAATTTTCGGCTACTGTCCACCCTATTTCAAAGCTGTTTGCCGCCTGTGGTGGTGTGTCGGTAAAAGTAACCGTTCCGGCTTCCAAGTCGTATGTATATGCAGCATCTTCAAGTAAACTATTGGTGGTCAAATCTTTTACATAGTCCAATGACTGTATATTTTGCTCTGGAAGCGGAAAAGTGTTATTTTCGTTATCACCGGAAATCCAACAGCGGCGGGTTCCAACTAGCTTGTTGACTTGTTCTAGGGTTGACCCCTCGCCATCAGCGGTAACAGCTATTTTCACAAGTGGTCTATATCCATCAACATCACTTAATGTTTCGCCGTTATACTGCTTATACTCCGTTCCATTTATGATATATGCCAAATTCTGAAAGCCAAATATATGTACATCTTGGCTTGTATCTATCGCCCCAAGGTCTACAGCATTGAATAAATCATCATCCGGTACCAGCTTATATAAATGTCCTCCACAAGCGGCCAACATAACTTCTTCGCCCATAACATAGCCGTTCCACAAACCACGGACTTTTTCCCCGTCCTGCAATGTTGCAAGCGTTCTTGTTCCCGGCCTTTTTTGCAGATTCTTGTCTCTGGTAACACGGAAATTACGCATTGCAGCCGCTTCACCAAATTTGAGCTTAGTATCTCCGTCAGGGTTTTGGTGTAAGCCTAGAAACTCTTTCAGTGTGAAAATCTTTTCATCACTGCTACCTGTTATCTTTGCCATACGTTTTCACCTTACCAACATGCAAACTCATTGTATGGAAAATATCCGCTACCATATACATCTTCAATATCTTCACTGCTTTGTGGTAATCCTCTTGTAAGAGTAGCTTTCAGCTCGTCATACCGCTGTTGATAATAGCTCGCAGCACTTGGGTTTTCATCCAAAAGCAAATGAGCCGCCAAGCCGTAGGGCATAACACTTTGACAAATATAATCGTCAAGATATATGTTGTCGGTGAAATTCTCTATCTCAACTGCAATTGGGCGCTCGTTATTATCGTTGGTTTCGTAAGTATCTGAGTAAGGATAAAGCTCTCCACGCAGTATATTAAGAATACTCAAAGTCCTATTTTTGTATTCTTTGGTGTCTGATGTATCTGCTGAACCGCTTTCTGATAATTCGTCCATCAACGACATTGTTAGTTCAAATATTGTTTGTGCGGTAGTCATTTATAATTGCTCCTTTGAACAATAGGGCGGAGGAATACTCCGCCCTATTCATTTTGCTGTCAAGAAACCGCCTTGCTAGATGCTACATAGATACCAGTTTTCTTAGTATCAAACACAAAGCAGTCATGCATAAAGCGTCCCTGAATAACATGACCGTCAACATCAGGGTGTTCATTAAGAATACGGTAAGTCTCAATCTTTTTGGGAGCGCAAGCGCAGTTCTTAGTAACAATCATAAATACAACATCAGTGGGCATATAGGAATCCGGGACAATACGAACCTGCATACCATCAATTGCACCAATAACGCCATTTACAATTACCTTTTCTGCCAGCTTGTCTACACCCACAACCTGATCAGCAAGCTTTATGTTGATTGCCTGAGTTTCGCCAATATACAATACTCGATTGCTCTTAGGAACAAGGTTATTGCTCATGGTAGCGCCAGCATTCAAAATAGTCTTTAGTGCATTTGCAGTGGTCAAAGACACACTGCCGCCCTTTAGACCTGCACCGTCTGCCAGCTTCTGCAAGCGGTACTTGTCAACATAGGGAATAATAACTTCATCGGTCTGACGTTTCAGCACCTTAGAAGCCGCCTTAATCTGGAGCTGGGAAGTATCATTGCCCTTATCGACAACACCGTTGAAGCTCTTATCATCGGTTACAGTCATTTCCTGAACGGTATCGCCAACCTCAGTCAAAGAACCGAAACGGGAGCCGTCGGTCTTGGTAATATCGTAATCATTCAGGGGGAGAGTATCAACAGAGTAGACCTTTACAGTTCTGACACCAGTCCAATCATAGGAACTGGAGAAAATACCCTCGGTGCAAGATTTAATCTTAAAACGCTCCACCACTTTAGGGGAAGCTTTTGCGGCTAGGTTAATTGCCATTTTTATTTAATTTCCTTTCTCTCAATGGCAGAGAGAACAGCTATTTAATCTTCATCCCACGCAGTATCAAAATCATCAGTCTGGCCTTTGTTGCCGACAGATTTTCTACTGCCGGTGCTTCTCTCTGCGTTTTTCTTATTCTGCTCCAAAGTCTCCAAACGACTGCGGAGCTGCTTATTGTCATATCTGGTATACGCAGAAACAAGGTCTGAACCGTTACGAACTTCATCCCACACAGACTGCGGTATCTCATTAGCCTTTACATCAGGATAAGCTTTTACAAAAGCGGCAATATCAAGCTGCTGTTTATTAGCTGCTTTGTTGCCCTGTGTATCTGTACCGGTTGTCGGTTCAGATACCGTAGTTTCTTTCTTGCTGTCCTGCTGCGTTTCAGCTGACCACTCGTTCTGAATGATAGATTTAGCTTTTGAATCAGTGATAACATTTCCCGCTTTGCGTTCTCGCTCTACAAGCTTTGCCGCAAGCACTTGGTCAACCATTTCGTCAATAGTTGTACCGCTATCCTCTGCAAGCTCTTTCAGGAAGCTCTCATACCTCTTTAGTTTAGGCTGTTCCTGTTTTAGTCCGTCTCGCTCTTCTCTTATTCTGTCGTAATCTAGCCCTTTCTGGGCTAATACTGTGGTTTCTGCTTTACTGTACTGTTTATCCTCTTGCATATATCTCAAGGTAAACATTTCAGTATCAGCTTCATCAGTGGGCTTTGTTTCATTGCCCTCTGCCTGTTCCTGCTGGTCGTTCTGCTCTTCGGACTCGGTTTCCGGCTCTTGGTCTAGAGCTTTGTCCTCTTCCTCAGTTTCATCGGAGGGGGTTACTTCATCATCGCCCCACGCATCGTCAAATACATTCTCGTCCAAGGTAGCGCTTCCCTCATCGATTTCTTCAACAACGTCCTGATTAGTTTCGTCTAGCATATTTTTTCTCCTTTCCGCTATGGGTCGGCGGTCAGTGTTATCGGCTTTGGTCTAAGCCGGTTTATAATCCAATACTTTTTAGTGCATAGCCTACAAATGCGGCTAGTACTAGCTTTATTACATCGCTGGTTATAAGCTCCCATCGTTTGCCGGGAGTTTCAGCCAAAGTATTTACCTTGCCTGTCAGCTCCGTTACATCTTCCTGCATATTTGTGAGCTTTACAGCCAGCAATTCGGTTGATGTAGCAAGCTCATGTATTGTTTCTACAACTTTTGCAAGCTCATCAATACGGTGTGTGTTGCTTTTTGACCTTTCTTGTACCTCGGTCAAAGCCTTTGTTAATTCTTCCTGTGTCATTAAGAATCACCTTTTAGCTGCTGTACCAGTTCATTACTGCCAGTAGCCGCCAGCCCAGAAGCTATGCCCACTGCAAGGGCGTTAATTATGTCCTGAGCCGGAAAATCGGGCATTACATACAATGCAACTACTCCCAAAAGGCCACCACAAGTACCGACAATGCACGGAATCCATTTATTATCAATGCCTGTGGCCTTTACAATCTCTCCTATCAAGTAGCAGATAAGAATAATTGCGGCTACACTTGCCACGCCAAAATAAGTCATTTTGCGTTTACCTCCTTATCTTTTTATTTGTTAAACTAAACCCTCTGTTGTTCCCTGCTGTAATACTTTTCGCTGCAAAGCACCAAATCCGCCACCAGTTGGTATATCTGGTTTCTGTCCAGTCTCTATATTAGCTGAACCCTCTGGCATTCCGCCCGGCGCTCCGGCTGGTATACCCGGCATTGCCTGCGGTGCTGCTGCTTGCTGGCTATTAAGTATTTCTGATATAAGCGCCCGGCGAGCCGGGATATATCCGTCAGGAATTCTTTCAAGATACTGGACTATGCTTATATGCTTGTTCATCAGCAAATTGTCCAGTGTCTGCATAGATGCGATTTCGCTGTAATAGCTGCTTGCGCCCACATCAAGTTTCAACATCATTGGATGCTCTTTAAGTGTTGAAAAGTCAAATTCCATTGGTACTTCTTCTGGCGCTTGCTGTCCTGCAAACTCGAAAGCTTGCTGTACTTGCGGAGGTGTTTCCATATCCACCATCCGTTTGCCGTAATACTCAGACATGAAATCAAGGTATATTCTAAACAAATCTTCGACACCCTGATATAAACACTGCTTTGTCATTTCTGTTGGAGTGCTTGCGGCTCTCTGCAAAGCTATGATTGCAGATGTGTTATCCGGCCTAGTATCGCCCAAAGCTACACTGGTAGCTCCTAGACTTTCCTCAGTCTGCTTTATTGCAAGCTCTATATACTGTGATACCTGCGGTGAAATGGTTGCCGGGTCAATTGTCTTGACCGCATTAGATATATCCCCTCCCGGAACGCCTATTGCAGCGCCCACACGGTTATCCAGCTTCTTGATTCTTGTGCTGTCATATATATACTTGGGATATGCTGTTCTCATCATAGACAGCATACTCATTGCCCACATCTTATTGACAAATATCTGGTTGGGTATCAGCCCTGTTATCATTGCTTGTCCGTGATAACAATCCTGAACATAATCCCAAGGCAGCCAAACAATAGGATATAGCGTAAGCCCTGTGTCCCACGCATCTTTTACACCGCAATTTTGTGTAAATTCATAAGCCCACACTTTGCCTGTTTCATCGTCTTTCCACATAAGCAAAAAAACGGTTACTTTATCGTCCTCCACGGTCTTGACTGAATCTATATCTCTATCGTCAGTGTCGGAGGTGATTGCTTGCCATTCCTTAAAACCGTTAGCCTTGGCTTTTCGTCTGGCTCTGCGAACTATTTCACGGTTTGAAATAATTATCCAAGGTTGCGACTGCACATTTCTGTCATTGGGATTACCAAAGAAAACTCTTGTATTTTCTATGATTTCAGACTTAATAGCCCCTTTAGAATCCTTGCTGTTCTTTTCATCAGCGTCCCAGTAAGTATATATACAGCCATCACCATCTACAGCGGCATTTCTGGCAAACTCTCTTAGCATTGACGGTACTCTGTTTCGTTCTGTCAGGGCTTCGAATTCCTCGTTTACTATCCGTACAGGCTCTACCAACTGTGATGTATTTGGTGTGCTTGCCAATGCAGAAGCTGTAACCTTGATATTATCGGTCGTAATCGTTGCTACTATAAAGCCGGTAACTCTTTTCAGGAAGTTAAACTGTGGTGTTGGCAAGCCATTTGACTGCACGCCCTCCCACTGTTTACCGATATAGAAGTTTTCATTTACCCTTACGGTATCATTTAGATTGATTGCGCTGTTAAAAGCCTTGCCTTTGTTATAAAGGGCATAGCCTATTTCTGGTGTTGGCTTTTTGGCTTCACCAAACAGTCCGTTTTCATCATCAATCATTTGGACGTACTCCTATTGCCGATTCAAGGTCATAATTCATTATTCCCTCTAGGCCTTTTATTAGATCCTCGTCATATCTTGGCATGTCTGCATTATCAAGCTCTTCAATCTGTCCGCTCAACGTCTCTACACGCTCTGAAAGCTCGTCAAAATCTTTTGTGGTTATATAGTCCTCTGATTTTGCAACTTCTCTTTCAAGTAAATCCATCAGTTCTTTCATTTTGTGGGTAACTTCCATCAAAGTATTGTAATAATCAGCGTCGAACTGATTCAAAGCTTCTTCCAGCGCTCTGTATTTTACTATCAGCACCACTAGCGCTAGTATAATTACCAAAATCCCCAGATAAATCACTTAAAAGCCTCCTCTCCGCCTACTCCTACCACGTTTATTTTTATTTCCGGCGTTGAATTCTCCACCGGTCTGTCCACATATCCGCCATTTATAGGCTGTTTTAGGTTATTCATACAGCCCATAGCCCTTTTATTGTCGGAAGCCATCAGTCGGGCAAGGTAACTTTCTCTCTTGTCCTTTGCGTAATCTAGAACATTCTGATATTCCTCGCCGCTGTCACCCAGAGCCTGCATTTCTTTCTTTGTTTTGCCCATATCCAAACACATTCCGGCATAGTCAGGAAAAACTCCGCTTTCTGCGCACCTTGCAAAGTAGTTATCGACTGCTTTTTTCAAGGCTTTTGGACTGTCTATCTCTGGTTTTGCGCCCCTTGCGCCCATTTTTCTCGCTTCCTCCTTACTCACATATAGCTGGAACTTATTTCGCCGCCGCACATATATTCGCTGTAGTCCTGCTCTGTACCCTCATCATCCTCAATAACAACTTCTTTTGTTTCTGACCCTGCCGAAATTACTCTCGACACCGCAAAATATCTGACCATATCAACACTATGCGTAACTTCATGAGGTTGTTTTGCACAGTCATTAGGGTTTTTCTCGTCTGCCTGTATATCTCGTATATCTGCTATGACTTTTTCAAGGTCATTAAAGAAAATCATTCCAGGTAATGTGTCCGGCGGTTCCTTGAACAATCCTCTCACAAACGGGTCATGAAGCGGTATTGGTGCAAGCATGTCTTTCATCATCAAATGACCTTGTACTCGGTTGTTATCGCTCTTGACTATTGGTACACCATTCAATGCGAACAGCTCTGCCATTGTCTTGCCTGTGTCTTTTACTCTTGACCACATATCCGGCGGCGCATAAGTAATTGTTATAAACTCGTTCGGTAATGTGTGGCTTTTTATCTCAGCCGCTGCATCTTGAACTATCAGGTTAGATTGCTCATACTCTCTATAGCACCAACACCGGCCATCTTCATCAACTGCCCACCAGCCCACAGCAAACATATCAAGACCATAGTCAAAGCTCCTGTACCGTGTCCAGTGTGCCGGTATCTTGAACGGCTTTATTGTGTGCAGCTCTTCTTTGAACTCCTTGAAGTAGTTGCCGCCTACTGCGTTCCAGTCACCGTATCTGTATGCCCGGCGCACATCTTCCGGCATACTGTTCAAAGATTTCAAATACGCTGGTGAGGATTTCATCAAGTGATAGTTGTCCTCAACGGTGGCAAATATCATTGTGTAATCTTCCGGGTGTTCGTCTCGCTCCGGCTCATCAGGATATGTTTTATAATCCTTGTCTATAAAGAGCCGCTTTACCCATCTATGGCCAACTCCACCGGGGTTACACGTTAAATACATTCTTTTTGGAAACTCATTTACGCCACGCAAGCAGCCGCCCAAGAAATTAAATGCTCTCTCGCTAAACTGTGTCGCTTCGTCTATGAATATCCAGTCATATTCTTGTCCGTTATACTCTCGCTCTGATTCTTCCCCTGCCCAATGTCCAAACCTTATCGTTGACCCATTGCTAAAGGTCATTATGTGTGTTGAGCCGTTATAACTTGCCAACTCCGCCGGAACCATCTTGCATATAGGCCTTATATGGTTCTCTTCCAAAGCAATATAGGTTTGGCGCATTATCAGTATCTTTATGCCCGGATTAAATATCGCCCCGCCTATTGCCTTTATTCTTACTGCATGGGTTTTTCCTCCACCCTTTGCTCCACCATACGCTGTGTACAATGTCCGGCTTTGATAAAATAACAGCTGCTTCGGATTTGCTTCTCCCGGATTCCATACAATGTTTTGTTGTTTGGTTGCCGCTTTCCTCTTTGCCATTATTTCACCCTTGTTTTTCTATGGGGGTTTTATTATTTCTGAGACTATGTTTTTTCTTATAGCCCCCTGTTTTTCTCCTACCCCTTTTTCAAAAACTGCTCTCAAGTCTGTGAGATATGTATATATACTATATAGCGAGCGCGCCCCTCTTTTTCCGATACCCCTCCGGGTTATTGGTTGCCGTAGATGGTAGGTTACGGATCGCCGCACACCTCAGCCCCGCGGAGGTAAAAGCCCCCAGCGCCCAGCCCCAGAGGGCTAATTGACAACTAACTGTAATAGTCCCAAATTGTTTTATACAAATACCTTAAAGTGTCTAATAAACATTGCTATAAATCTCCTGTTTTGGTTCGCTCAATAGATATTATGCGAACTTCATTAACTTTAAAAGATAGAGACAATATATATTATCTCCTAACTAGAGAATATCACCATTGTAACTAAATGTCAATACTTTGTAATTGTAAATTCCTGCATAATATATCTTGTGTATTAGGTTTATTTATATCACAAAATATAGAGAACCATAAAAAAGCAAGTAAAATCAATAGTTTCAAGGTAAATAACAAATAGTTGATATAAAATAACAAATAGATAAAAACGGTAATATTTAGATATAATTACAAACTAATAACAAAACAGTTAAAACAAATAAACAAGGATTTATATATAATAAAAAAATATCTAGTTATTGATACTAGATATAATAATACTAGATACAAATACTAGATATATCAACAAGAGAGTAGATATATAATGTATAATATAATATAAATATATAATATAATACTAGGATAATATAATAACTCTAATAACCCCCCTATAGTCCCCCCTTCTTCCTCTTTTTGGGGAGGACGTAAAAATTTTTTTGAAAAAGGGGCTTGACATACTTACAACGTAATGGTATACTAAGGCCACAAAGCAAGCGGGGAACGGCTAGACCTCCTACATACCCGAGACAGGAGGTGACAACATGGCAGTATCAGACGTAATAAATTTACTCACACTGTTAGCCGTTGTTATCTTTGGAGTTATTAACGTAACACAAAAGAAATAACCGCCCCTAGTCAACAAGAACGGTTAAATCTTCAAATTATAAATTTGCCGAGGTTTACCGGGACTGTTAGCAGCAGTCGCCCCTCTTGCTTTGTATTTTACAGCTGTTAGGGGGAAAAGTCAATAGAAAAACGAAAAACAACCACCAGCACAGAAGTAAAAAACCGTTGGAACGCTGCAAATTATAAGCGTTATACCGTTAGCTTGCGAGTTGATGAAGATTCTGAAATTATTGATTACATCAACAAACAGCCGGAACGGAAAGGCCTTATAACTAGCATTTTCCGGGCTGGATATGAAGCCATGAAAAACGAGGGGAAATAAATCCCCTCGCAAATATGACATACTTACCAAGTATGTACATAAAAAAGGAGGGCGGAGTTAATCACCCTCGCCCATCCTGCGCCGGACTGCATCCAATATATAGGCCTGAACACTCTGCCCAGCTTGCGCCGCTGCTGCCCGGATGGCTTGCCCCTCGTCCTTTGCCGGATTGATTGACAGCCTATCATATTTAGCCCTAGCATAATTATTTATATATTCGTTTCCCTTTTTTTTGTCTGCAAATGCCATAAAATCACCTCCGCAATACTATATCACATATCCGGCATTGTGTGTATTATGCGTTATGTACAAAAATAACCGATTGCATTTGTGAATCTTGCCATCTTGACGCATTATACACATAATGCTATAATCAAGAGCGTCAGGAGGCAATGAAAGGTTAAACGAATGATAATACAAATCAAGCACAATATCATTTTTGAAATAAAACCAAGCCCCAAGAAAAAGAAAAGCCCCAGCAAGACAAAGCAAGCCGGAGCTAATCAAAACACTGTTGTGAGTATAACACAAGTCCAGAAGTAAGTCAAGCCCCCGCCCTCCTGATGTAGGCCGCAAGGCCTACGGGGGCAGGCTGAACAGAAAAAATAATTAAAGGAGCTAAGAATCATGTACAAGTATTTTTCTAACATCCACACCCTAGACGAGCTGAAAGCCACTTACCGCCGTTTGGTTATGCAGCACCACCCCGACAGGGGCGGCGATACCGAAACCATGAAAGCTATAAACGCCGAGCATGACCAGCTGTTTGAGGAACTGAAAAAGCAGCATAATAAGACCGCTGACCAGTACCACCAGACCACCGAAACCGCCGAGGAATTCCGGGACATTCTCAACGAACTGTTGAAGCTGGACGGGCTAGTTGTTGAGCTGTGCGGCTGTTGGCTATGGATAAGCGGCAGCACCGCCGAACACAAGGAAACATTAAAGGCTGCCGGTTGCAAGTGGGCGCCCAAGAAAAAAATGTGGTCTTGGCACCACGAGGAAGATGATTGCCACCGCTACAAAGGTAAGTCCACAATGTCCGAAATCCGCACCAAGTACGGTAGCCAAGTTTTCACCGCCGCCGGTGAAACTACTGGATATACAAGAATAGGGGCAACGGCATAAGCCGCCCCCCTAACCCTTAAAATCTGATTAAAGGAGATAAATAAAATGACCACTAAAGAGCAAGAAATTAAAGCATTGGAGCAAATCAAGGCAATTGTTGCCGGTCTTGGTGAAGATAGCTATTTAGCCGCCGCATTCGATGGTTGTTTTGAATTGGCAGAGGATAATATAAGCAATGATTTTTTGAGAACCCCGCACGACAGCGCCGATTGTCTTAATAGGTTTATTGACAAGCTACAGAAAGATATTGCCAAGCTAACAAACGAGTTATTGACTGTCAAAGATGAAAGGAACGATTTGCAAATTGCTTATGAAAATGCGATTTACGACAAGCAATTAGCAGTTACAACAGCTGATAATCGCTATATGGATTTGGTAGTTGCAAAAAATGAGGTAAAAACCTTAACCGCCGAACGTGATAATCAAAAAGGCCAAATCTTAGAGCTTAAAGCCAAATTGTACGACTATATGACCGCCTGACATTTATTTTTTGGGGGCTGGACATCTACCAGCCCCAAAGGGTAGAAAGGAGCTACACAATGACCAGTTACCAAGATTTATTTGAATTTCGGCAAGAAACCGAAATCCGAGTTACCGCATGGATGATTAACCCCAAACGCTTAAACAGCCTTGACCGCATAGCCTACCAAGACGAATACGCCGCCCGCACAATTGCCGAATGCCAAGCCATGATTGACCTATGCACCCAGCACCGCCAAGCATTAGCCGCTAGATATGGGGAACTGGAAACCATGACATACAGCGACCGCTTGACCCTAACCCGGGAACCGGCTACAAGCTGGCATTCAGTCCGCTATAATCTGACCATTACCCGAAAATATTCAGACGGAACGGAAGCCGAGCAATTGACCGAGCAATTCACCGGCAAAGAGCGAGCCGCAGCCCTTAAACGCTTTGAACAGCTCCGCCGGGAGCGCCCCGGCATTGAAGCCATCAAGCAGATAGAAAAATCCCCATGGGAACGATAAAAAAAATTGAAAAAGGTATTGGAAAATTTTCCAGATATGATATTATTAAATCAAATAATTTTGGAGGTATGAAAAATGAAAAAATATGATGTTAGATGCAAAGTCAATGATGAAGAACTTGCGGATAACTATATAGGGGATTATGTGGAAGCAGAGGACGAAGCCGAAGCAATAAGCCTTGCAATAGATTACCTTGCAGACCAAGCCAACATAAATAACCCGCTGGTAACAGTAACCAATGTCGAAATTGGCGAAAATGAATTGACTGTCGAATATCTGTACGACAGAACAGAAGAACGCAGAGATACATATCACAGTTTTGAAGCTGTTGAAATTGGAGGTTAAAAAAATGATAAATATTAAACTTGTTGAAAATGCACATCTTGAAACTGGCAGCATGAGACTCCCCACCGTTGACGGCAAACCCTCAATTTATGTACTTGATGGGGAATGGTACACCGCCGAAGCCAAAGACGAGCAGGGAAATGAATATTGCGTTTGCTGGGAAATCCTGCCCGACTTTGACGGTGAAGATGAGAGTAACGCCTGTGATTGGGATAATCCTAGAGCCGTTATTGCTTATGACGGCAAAGATGTAACCGAGCAAGTCAAAATAGCATATTGACATCAACGCCCCGCCTGTGGTAATTTGAGGAAAAGCACCACGGGAGGGGCGAAGTTATGACCAGAAGCGAAGTGAGACAAATTATACAAATACCGCATAAACAATTTGTTGATTTTTGCCTAGACTATGCCAACTTGACCCCCGAAGAATCAGCAGCTATTAATGCCAGAGAACGGCAAGAATTGACTATTACCCAAGCCGCCGAAATGCTGAATATGTGCGAAACCCGGCACAAGCAGCTATACAGGCAGGGAATGAATAAATTAACTGCTGGATGGGATGGTCAACCGTGGATAGCCGGAGCGCTCCAAGCCTATAAGAATATTAAACAATAACAGGTTTTTAACTTGCCAAGCTGACCTAAAAATTGCCTTAAAAATCTGCAAACCGTTGTAAAACCTAGACTTTTTAACTTGCCGGTAACTTGCACTGTACCATTTTGGTACAGTGCATTTTTGCGCCCATTTTGCGCCTTTTATTTTGCCTGTGATGGGGTTATTTTATAATCATCCAATGCGCAACGGAAATTTTTCAAAGGAGATTGAAAACATGGCAGAATTCGCAAGTCGTGGAGTAGGTGCAGCCGGACTGACAACCGGCATAATTGGCACTGCTCTTGGTGGCCTTACTGCTCTTGGTGGCTTGGCCGGTCTGGGAGTTAGAGCCGCTGACGGTGGGCAGCCTTGCGGTGGCAATGGCAGTCCTTACGTCACCAGATATGACATGGAGCAGGCTCAGAGAATCGCAGAGCTGGAAAGCCAGAGCGCCCTCAAAGATGCAACCATCCTGCAAAACAACAACAGCCTTGAACTGTACAAGTACATTGATGGCAAATTCATTGAGTTTGAAAAGGCTTTTGCCGCTCAGGAGGTCAAGAATCAGCGCACCGAAGATAGTTTCTTGCTGGTCAGCGAGAATGTCAAAGCGGTTAAAAATGACCTTGTTGGCAGGATTAAGTTGGAAGCCGAGCGCCGCAGTTGTGGTGACAACGCCATTGTCAACTACTCTAATGCGACTTTCTATCCCAAAATGGTTGCAAACGTGACTACAGGTGACACCACCACCGCACAGATCCTTTACAACCCCATTCCCGTGTGTGATTGTAACGAGTAAAACCAAAGGGGAGGGCGTAAGCTCTCCCCGAATTTTTGGAGGTAATCAATGACCGAGTTAAACCGAGTAACAAACGGCATTTCTAAATATCTTGATACTGACATCACGCCCAAGTTGTCAGGCTGGCAAAAGTGGGCATTTTCCGCAGCAGCTACCGCATATCTTGCGCACGCTCCGGCGATTGTAAGCAAGGCAAGAGACATTAAAGCCCTAGAACCCTTGCAGCTGTTTGATGATAATAACAGCATTGACATTGAGAAGATATATAAATACATAAGACCAGCAGCCGAAAAGGATTCGGCAGTAATTGATATTCCCATCATTGGCCGCTTAACGCTCAACGTCAATGATGTTGACCGAATTTATTCCTGCATTATGCAGAGCTAGGAGGACACCATGAAAGAAATTAAATGGATTGCTGAAAACATACATGACGAGCTTGAAGATGCTGAAAAATACGCCAAAGCCGCCAGCAAATACAAAGAATCAGACCGAGAACTTGCCCGGCTATGTGCTACCCTTGCCGAGGAGGAATTAACTCACGCCGACAGGCTACACCGTGAAGCTGTCCGAGTAATCAAAGCATATAAAGACGAGGGCAAAGAAGTTCCAACAGCAATGCAAGTTATATGGGACTGGGAACATGAAAAAATGATAGACCGAACCGCACGAATAAGACACTTGATTGCGTTGTATAATCAGTGAATATTATTCATTTCTTGAATATCTGTTTTTTCCGTGAACGGTCAAAATGTCTGACAACTTTTCTGACAACTTTTTATGTTCCAAGTTGTTTCAAAATGTTCCAAAATGTTCACCATCGAAAGTCTCGAAACCGTTGATAAACATAGAAAAATCCTGTAGTCACAAGGGCTACAGGATTTTGTACGCTTGGTGCTCCAGCGGGGATTCGAACTCTTCCAAAATTCAGTGTTTTCAGTCGTTTGCAGACCTGCTGACAACTTTCTGACAACCAGCTATTTCTTTATGACCTCTTTTTGGATATAGTCATTAAATTGATTCCTTACCTCAGAATTGTATTTATTATCTAAATCCGTGTATATGTCCATAGTCATTGCAATGCTCGAATGGCCAAGCCGGTGTTGCATGTCTTTAGGGTCAATCTTGGCGGCATGACCCATAGTTGCATAGGCGTGTCGGAGCTGGTGCGCCGTGCTGGTCAATCCGTTTTCTGTCTGGTACTTCTTTAGGCCGCTTTCTAGGTCTGTCTTTGTGGGCAATCCCTCCGGGAAAAACACATAAGTTTCAGGATCATCATATTCCGGCAGGATTTCTAACACATTGTCATATAGGTCAACTTCCCGACTGCTTGCATCTGTCTTAGGAGACTTTAACACCGGCTTTCGTGTTTTCCTATATGCGACTGATTGACAGATAGTTGCCATCTTCTTTTCCCGGTTGATATGCTTTTGCTGTAATGCAGCCGCTTCTCCCCTCCGGCAGCCTGTGAACAACATAAAATATGACATTCGGGCAAAATTATTTAATGTTTTAGTCTTTTCAATTTTTTTAATATCTTCCTCCGGTGTAGGCTTACGTTTGACTTTAGGCTTACCCTTTACAGCAGGAACTGCTATGCATGGATTGACCTGTATATCTCCTGCTATAAATGCTTCATCAAGTACTTGCTTCGCAACTGACCTACTGTTACTTATGACCTTTTGGCTATAGTCTTTAGCCGCAAGCCGGTTAAGCCAAGTATAAATTTGCTGGGCTGTTATCTGGTCAACAGGAAGTTTGCCGAACTCGTCCACCGCTCTTTTTTTTAAGGCTTCATAGCCGGTTATAGAGTTTGGGGATAGCTTCGGCTCTTTCTTCGCCCACCACTCGTCCGCTACTTCCTCGAACGTCCTTACGTTGTGGTCACGCCCGGCGGCTTTGTTTGCTTCGTAGTCTGCAATCTGCTTGTCAATCTCGGCATCAGAATGGCCATAGAAATATTTCTTGTTTCCGTCATAGGTTTTGGTTGCCATGATACGACCATCTTTGCGCAAGGTGTATTTTGTTTTTATCTTCCTTGCCATTGTCTCACCCCTTAAATACCAAACTCCAATCAATATCGAGTAGATCTACAGCAAAGCCTAAAAGCGCCACAAACAGCAGCAGGACTATTATAACCCATTGCCGGTGTATAATCTTGTCCTTTGTGTGAAAGTCTTGTTGTGCTATGTCCAGTTGCCTTACAGCGGCATTCAGTAGCTGCTTGTAGCTCACATCTTCGGTACTCTCTGGCTCTGTCTCAATGACTTCCAGCGCCCTTGCTATAGGCTTTAGTATATCCTCGTTCCGGCAGCTCTCTGGCGGCAATTCCCCGGTAAGCACTCGCCTTATGGTAGATGCTGATACCGCCTCGCCGTTGGCTTCTGTCCTGTCTGCTATGCTCTTGTAGGACAACCCGGTTACTTCTTTAGCTAGTTTACACTCTGCGATTAACATTTCTTTTTGCGTTTTTGTGTCCATATTTCACCTTGACTTGATTTGGTTTAGTTTGGATTGATTTGATTCTTGATTTATTTTTACTCTCTGCTATGCTGATTATAGTACATTTAAGGAGGCACACGCCATGATAAAAAGCGCACCACCCCCGGAACTAAGAGCCAAGCACTACCCGGCAAACAAAGTAATCATACTATCCAATGTCACTGACTGGCAAATAACAGAGATTCTAAAAATTTTAGGCATATCGAATGAAAAATGCGATATTAAGTCTTGACTTTCTTATATATTTGCGATATAGTCTAATCGCGATAAGTTTTATGATTTTTTATCTCTTTAGGAGATGTAATAATGATTGTTCCAGAAAAAGAATTAAAAGAAAAATTGCGTAAATGCACCGTTGAACAGTTGGAAGTAATAGCAAATTACCTTTTAAGCTTTCTGAATCCTGAGATTGCAAGGCGCATTGTTGAATCTGCTATTGAAATCCCGGTCATGAAAAGCGCAGAAGAAGAAAAAGAATGGTGGAGTGATTATGAAGCCCACTTAAAAGCAAAGGGCTTTATCAAAGTCCCTCCTGAAGAATGGAAACCGCCCAAATACATAAGCGATAACCCCGTTCCCCCGTCTCTTTATTTAAGTGTCCAATCAAGAGAATATTCAGAGTGCGATTCTACAAAAGCTGCCAAGGCGGAAGAACAGCATAGTTGACAGGACTTGCTACCGTCTGAATCATCACAGCCATTGCACCACGGAGATTTTTCAGAACCTTGTTGATAAATATGTATTGCGACTTCTTCTATTTTCTCTGGCTCTTTCCGACAAGGAATTTTCATAATGTATTGTTCCACTAAAGACATTTTCTCACTCCTTTTCCCTTAGTGCCGCAGTTGCCATAGTAATAACATCAATTAACTGCTCTTTAGACATTTTTTCCAATATTCTTTCCAAAGGCTCATCAGTTCCCCCACTGGTGGGCTTTTCTTTTATGTCCGTCTCCCCTCTCAGCCATTCAACTGAAACATTGTACTTTTCGGATATTTCGTATAAATGACTTTTATATGAGGTACTTTGCCCACTTACCCACATAGTCACAATATTATGAGACAAATCCAAACTATCTGCAAATTCTTTTTTAGCCCCGTGCTGAAATTTACCGTCTGGTTTCTTCGGTATCAGTGACAAAATACGCTCTAATGTTATATCCATTATTTCACTCCTTTTATTTATTATTGCTCTCTAATAAGTTCTCGGCTAATTGGTATCCATCATGATGCAAAACTTCATCCATGCCGTTTGCCAACCAGTTCACGTAATCTTCAAGTGCATAAGCAAGATTTTCTAATTCCTCACTATTTTCGCACTCTTCTATTTCTTCGGATTCATTTAATTGAGCATTTTCATATCCACTATAATTATCGTGTATGTAATCGACAGCAGCCACAACCCCGGCTGAATATCCCTCTGAATATGATTCTTGTCTGGCTTCATCTCTTTTTTGTTCCCATATCGTTTCTTTGTAGAACAAAAAGCAAATCACTATTATTGCCGATAGCCAAGCAGCTCTTACACAAAGCGTTTCCCATTCCATTTCTTTCTTAAATTTCTTTTCTAACGCTTCTCTTAATTGCTCCATAACAACAACAGAAACAGCCGATACAAAGGCCGCAGGCAAGAAACCAGCCAAAAGCCATTTAGGCAAAAGCACAATCACGTCAGCAAAGTCCATCAATACCATACCTTTCTTTTATGCAGCTCTATAAGGGCTGCTTTTTATTTACAATATTGTCCAATTTTTGCAAGGTTGTTTTGGTGATTCTCACAAAATGTATATATCTGTACTTTTTGTGTTGCAAAAGTAAATTTAATGAGTTATTATAATAATGCTGATAGACAAGGAGGGGAAAACATGGTCACACCCATTGTTTACTTGCCGGAAGATGTCAGGGCTATGTTTAAGGGCGATAATCCCCCACAGGAGAAAATCCCAGACATTGCATTACTTCATCAATACGCCTCTGATGTCTGGAATTTCCTGTACCAGTCAAAAGCTCCCTACAAAGTAATAGAAGCTTTTGATTGGATGTGCGTAAAAGCCGGTGTTCCTTACATTTACCTGTATTGATTTCTTTCGGTAAATTCCACAGTTAGTTTTTTCAACGCAGTCACGGAGCATCTATGACAGGCTTCACATTCGCTGGAATCTTCACAATACAGCGGACGTGGTAGCCCGTCAGCTCCCCTGCCAAAGAAAAAATCCTTTTCTTTGCCGTAGTCAATCGAACAACTAACTTTTGTAAATAGCTGTTCCATAGTAATCTCCTTTCTTTGTTCAGCAGAAAGTCACACAAGAGCGGTATTCAGTTGGTTTGTAGCGATTCCATTTTATACCGCTTTTGTGTACAAGTCAATTAACAATAATAATGAAAAAGGCGGTGATACCATAACTAGATTGAAGATTCTCCGAATAAAAGCAGGACTGACCCAGCAGGAAATAGCCAAACGGCTAGAGGTGTCTCAGGGCGCTGTGTGCTGGTGGGAAAAGGGTGTTAATAAGCCGCTGGCAAAGTATCAGCGTGAGCTTGCCAAGATGTTTGGCGTGACTAAGGAATATCTTTTTCCCGATGAAGAAAGCGGTGAGTAGATGTACCAAATCCCTGATGACCCGATAATCCGCAGCATGGAGAGCACAGGCTATCCCCCATGGATAACGGATTCAAATACTGATGGAGAGGAGGAAAAATGAATGAAAGAAGCGCCTACATATCGTTTTGAGCTAGAGCAGCTTTTAGACTATTTCGGTGGCAAGCGTGTTTTGAGTGTAAGTGAAATTTCCAGATATGTCGGAAAAAGCAGGAAATGGTGCCGGGAAACTCTCGGTGTCTCTCATGACACGTCAATTGTTTCTGTAGCCAAGAAGCTGGCAGAAATGGCATAGAAAAACCGCCCACCATGTAAAGGGCATGGTGAGCGGCCACATAAGAATTAAAAAACAAGGATTTGTTTCGTGCTAATCATAGCACAGAAAATGGAGAATGTCAATGAAGCAACTGATTATAGCCACGCTGGTTGCGTTTATTTTAGGCAATGAGGTCGTAAGCTTGCTGGTGCTAGTCGCATGGTCAGCTTATGGGCTGAGCAAACTAGGCCACGAAATGGATTTGAATTTGAGGTGAACAAATGAAAGAAATTTTGGTACATTACAATGTTACAGAGAACGGCGTTAAGAGTGAAACAAGCTGCACTTTGTGCGTGAGCGATAAGGTAGTCGCTCAGCTGCAAACCCGACCTGACAGGCTGGCAGACATAGAGCAAGCGCTCTATTCGTTGGAAGTCCTCAGAGGCAGGCGCTACATGCAAGGTAGCATAAAGAGAATCGAATGAAGCTTAACCCCATTAAAATGCCGTGTAAAGGCTGTGAGTTTCGGCACATCGGCTGTCACGCTGAGTGTGAACGGTACAAAGCAGCCAGTGAGCAAATAGGCGCATACCACGCCGAACAGCTCAAATCTTATCAGCGATTAGATAATTTAAACCATATCAATAATGATGCATTCCTAAAATGCCAAAAATCACATAGGAGGAAACAATGAATATTTATCAAATTGATAATCAAATCGCAGCGTTATTGGAAAACGCTGTTGACCCGGAAACCGGTGAAGTCAAGGATATAACCGGCGAGCTTGAATCCCTCCAAATGGAGAAAGAAGATTGGGTAGAGAATATCGCCAAAGCGGTATTGAACGATGACTCGGACATTGCAGAGTTGAATGCTGTTATTAAGACGTTGACAGACCGAAGAAATAAGAAAATCTTTCATAGAGACCGGCTGAAAAGCTATGTTGATATAGCACTTGCTGGAGTGCCATTTAAGCGCCCCACGGTCGAGTGTGTCTATCGCAAGTCACAGGCGGTGGAGCTGGACGATGGTTTTATCCCGTGGGCAAAAGCTGAGAACCCGGAGCTACTGAGGTACAAGGAACCCGAACCCGACAAGACCGCAATTAAGAACATCTTAAAGGATGGCGGTACTTTACCCCATGCAGCACTGGTAACGAAGCAGAATTTGAGTATAAAGTGAGGTTGAACGATGGCTATTTTTGATGCATTGAATGCGATTCAGATCAAGCTGAACGCCCCCAAAAGCCAAAGAAACAATTTTGGCAATTACAATTATAGGTCTTGCGAGGATATTTTGGCGGCGGTCAAGCCACTGCTGGAAGAGCAGAATGTGGTGTTGCTACTGTCAGACGAGCTGGTAATGGTGGGCGATAGATATTACGTCAAGGCAACCGCAAAGCTTGTAGGCTTTGACGGCAACAGCTACGCAGTGTCAGCATTTGCCCGGGAAGAGGAAAACAAGAAAGGCATGGATGGAAGCCAAATAACCGGTTCCGCTTCCAGCTATGCGAGAAAATACGCTCTAAATGGTCTATTCGGTATCGATGATGTTAAAGACAGCGATTATACCGATAACGGTAAAGAGACGGCAAAGCCTCAGCAGAAGCCCACACAAACGGCGCAAAGCGTGACTAAATGCGATTGCTGTGGGGCTGAGATAACCCAGTTCAAGGACAGCAAAACCGGCGAGGTTGTAATGCCGCTGGATTGGGCAAAACGCAGCCGGAGCAGGTACGGTAAAGTTTTGTGCTTTAACTGCATACGCAATGGAAATAACTGAAGTTAAAATTGAAAATGGGGGGCTATGGTTAAAAACCAGCTCCCCAGAAGCCCGTAAATTTGTATACGGATTCAAAGCCGGGGATTATGAAATTATCAAAGCTCGGAAGCGGCGCAGTCTGGATGCCAATGCTTACGCATGGATATTGATAGACCAAATAGCGGCGGCAGTTAGGGAACCGCCGGAGACGGTATACAAAAAGGCATTAGCTGATGTGGGCGGTATCTCCGAGGTCATTTGCATACAGGAGAAAGCCAAGGAAACCTTTAAACGGCTGTTTGTAAGCGGCCACATAGGGCGGAGAGTAGACGAGCAGCCAAGCAAGCTTGACGGTTGTGTGACCCTGATTTGCTACTACGGCAGCTCAGACTTCGACACAAAGCAAATGGCACGGTTTATAGACTGCCTTGTCCAAGATGCCCGGCAACTAGGCATTGAGACGGACACAGGCAGAATCAAAAGCTTACTGGAGGAATGGGATGGTAAATGAATACGGCGCACCCCTAGATTCCAACGGCTACGCACCTAGCATTATTCAGGACGATTTGAGCTACTGCTATTTGAGCTTCCGCACAGACGGTAAGCTGGACAGGCACGAAATATTTCCGGGGGCGTACAGAGGCAAAAGCAAGCGTTTAGGGTTATGGGTAATGCTAAATCATGAATTGCATTTACACATTACGCAGACCGATTGTTTACCTCAGTACGAATTGAAGCGGATCGCACAGCAAATTGCAATGGAGCGTTACGGTTGGACAAAGCAAGAATTTATCCGGCAGTTTGGCAAAAATTATTTATAAAGAGGTTAGAAAATGTTAAACAGAATTGTAGTACATGGGCGGTTAACGAAAGACCCAGAGTTGCGATACACTCAGAGCGAAACGGCTGTAGCCAGTTTCACTGTGGCGGTTGACCGTGATACCAGAGATTCACAGGCAGATTTTTTCAATTGTGTTGCATGGCGTGAGACGGGTGTTTTCATTGACAAGTATTTCCGCAAAGGTCAAGAGATTCTGATTGAGGGCAGATTGCAGACCAGAGAATGGACGGACAAGAACGGCAACAAGCGCCTTGCCTATGAAATCAACGTCAACAAGGCTGATTTTTGCGGCAGCAGGAGAGACAACGAGCAAAACTACACTGAGTACCCCGGAGCTGGTAATGATAATCCATTCATTGACGGGGGCGATGGAGACGGTGATTTACCGTTTTAACTGAGGTGCGAGCATGGCAAGAAACTATACACCCATCCCAGACGAGTTTTTGGAAGAGATGGAGGAACTCAGCGATGCAGAGTATGGGCGGCTTATACGTTGGATGCAGGAAGCAAACATCACGGGAGAGCAGCAAGAGCTTTGTGGCAACGAGAGATTTTATGCCAAAAGATGCCTTAACACCTTAAAGCGTTTTAACGAAAGCTATGAAGAAACAGCAAAGACAAGAAGCGAGGCAGGGAAAAGAGGAGCAGCCAGACGGTGGGAAAATTCCGGCGATGGCAAAAATGGCAAAGCCATAAACGGCGATGGCAAAAATGGCAAAGCCATAAACGGCGATGGCAAAAATGGCAAAGCCATAAACGGCGATGGCAAAAATGGCTATACCGAACCTAAAACCGAACCTAAAACCGATATACCAGTTACTACCGTAACAGGTAATAATGGGGGCGCACAAGTGCGCTTCACACCGCCCACTTTGCAAGAAGTCGAAGCCTATTGCCAGGAACGTGGCAACGCCGTTGACCCACAACACTTTGTCGATTTCTACAGCGCCAAAGGCTGGATGATAGGCAAAAACCGTATGAAGGACTGGAAAGCCGCCGTGAGGAATTGGGAACACGATAGTCAACCAATGGCACAAGTCAAGCCGTGGAGCGCTGCGGCCTACAAGGGCAACATAGACTCCAAAACGGTTGATATGGACAAGCTTAAAGGCTTGATGGACAAGATGTAAGGTGGTTGACGATGCTTAAATACATCATTCCCGGACGGCCTATAACCAAGAAAAATAGCCAACAGCTAATTACCGTCAAGGGGCGAAGAATCCCAATTCCAAGCCCCCAATACAGAGAATACGAAAACAAGGCCGGGTATTACTTACGCCCAAAGCCTGACACGCCTATTGGCTTTCCTGTCAACGTCAAAGTGCTGTACTACATGCCCACAAGGGGCAAGGTTGATTTGCTTAACCTACTAGGCGCTACGCTGGATATTTTGGTCAAGTGGGGCATTTTGGCAGACGATAACAGCAAAATAGCCGCAAGCCATGACGGTAGCCGGGTGTTGTACGACAAAGAAAATCCGAGAGCGGAAATCTACATTGAGGAGGTCGGAAAATGAAGAATCTTAAAAATTTTTTGTGCTACGCCATAAACCCCAAGCAGGTCAAAGCGTTGGTTATCGTATGTCAGGTCTGGGTGCTTACCTTGCTTGTCGGTTGTAGAAGTCAGAGCGTGACCACGGCGGAGCGGTACGAAGCGCAGATAACGGAACTGACAGCACAGCACGAGGCGGAAATGGAAGAACTGGTTCAGCAGTGCGAAGATGGTGTATATGCCAGCCGGTACTTGCTGGACGATTGGTACCCGGAGGCGTGGATGATAGGCCGCTGGTTGGGGTGTCTGGAAACAAATTACCCCGGATTGACAGCCGAAGCTAAAGCCCTAGCGTGTTGGGTAATAATCAACCGGTGTGAGTCCGAGGACTACCCGGACGATGTAGACGATGTTCTGTATCAAAACGGGCAGTTCGAAGAATTTGACGATAAGGCGGTTTTAACCGAAGAAAACGCCACGATTGCACAAAATCAAATGGCCAGATGGAAGAACGGCGATATTCGTCCCACACTGCCTACGGCGGTCTATATGTCCGTGAGCAGTGAGGGGGTAGTGCTAAGAGACACCTACGCCGAAACGGCAAGCACGATGCATTGGAGGGCGTGACATGCGACTAATTGATGCTGACGAGCTGAAAAAGTGTTTTTGCTCGGAGGGCACTATAATTGACACTTTGTGCTGCAAAATCATTGATTTGCAGCCGACAATTGCCACTGCAACAACCATTGAAGCAACTTGGAACCCGTGGGAGGCTAATGGTTATGCAGACGGCTACCCGGTGTATGACTCGTTTATGTGCAGCAATTGCGAGGAAATTTATTACGACACAGCAGACGGTTTGCCAGACTACTGCCCAAACTGCGGAGCTAAGATGGAAATAAATGATGAGCCATACGAAGAGGATACAGAGAATTAAAAGAGGTAATGAAGATGGATAATACTGGATGGACGCTTGGTGCGTTGTTCACAGCCGCCCAATTAGCCGAGCAAAATGAGGCAGGGCGAGAGCTGGCTACGAGCATGGAAATGACTATCAGAGATTTGAGCAACTTGTTTTTTGACGCTGCGGCTGAAATGGCAAGTATGGGCAAAGAAATTGCAGAATTGCAAAGAGAAGTAAATCGCCTACGTCAACGCTTAAACGCTAGGGAGGAGGTGCCATAATGACTTGTGCCGATAAAATCCGCAAAATGCAAAACGGGGATTTGCACCTATTATTTTCGTGCTTACGCTTTTCCAGTTGCACCACACAATATTTGCTGGAAATAGTGTGTGGCAAATTCGACGATTCAACAGCTACCCTTTGCGAAAAGCACAGTTCTTGCAGCGAGTGCGTTAAAGAAGCGCTGGAAACAGAAGTATAGTTTAAGTTTTTCCCGAAAAAATGAAAATTTGAACGAAAAGAGGGTGAAAAATGTGATAGAAGATAGGGACGGTTTTCCTATAAGTCAAGACGATAAAGAAACATTGGAAAAAGAATTTTTTACCATGGTGGTGAGGTTATGTGATAGCGGAATTCCATCAAAAGAACTACTTAAAGTCATTGCGGATGCTCTTGACTATGCCGAAGAAAGGGAGGAGAACCAGTGAGATGTAAAGGACAGTATATCGCACAAGTTGTTATTGACTATGATTTTGAGGTTTGTGAACAAGTTTTCTTCTTTGACGAGTTGCGTGAGTTTGTAACTGAACAGACTACATACGCAATCCGCCACAGACTTAAAGACCTGATAAGGAAAACTGGCACGGTCAATGTCTATAAGCAGCACGCAGAATTACACCAAGTGGAGGGCAAAACATGAACGATTCTGTATATTGCTACTGTTGCGAATATTGGCAAGAATCGACTGGGTGTATAAACCCAAAGTGCTGTTTAGATCCTGAATGTGAATTTTACGATAATGACGATAATAACGATGACGGGGAGACATGTTACGACTGCGATAAGGAAATAAGGAGGAAAGGAAAATGATTGATGGATGAACCTGAGCATACGTGCCGAACGTGCGATTACTGGCAGCAACCGTGGGGCAGTTGCTACAACGGCTGTTCAGCCAAAGTGGCTGAGTTTACGAAGCCATACGAGACTTGCCACTGTTGGGAGCTGCTGAAATCGCCTAAGAGCAGACAAGGCCGGAAAGGAGTACCCAAGAGATGAGCAAAGGACTTTATGCCATATTCAAGACCAAAGCAGATATGGAGTATCACGACTTGTGCATTAAAACCATCATGCAACAGCAAACACTTGACTGCATGATTATAGCCCTACATAGGGAGTTCGGTTTTGGCTCAACGAAGTTTAAACGCTTGCAAACAGCCTTTGAAACGGTGTGGGCTGAGATGTGCGAAATGGCCAACGAGGACGTGAGAAACGATAAGGAAATAGCTTACAGCAAGGCCAAGATAGATGAAGCATTGTTACAGGCAGTAGGCAAAGAAAATTTTGTGAAATGGGAGGACAGATATAAACTGTGACAACGAAAGAAGCAATAAGAACGCTAAAGGGAATGTGGGAAACGGCTCAACGGGATTTGATAAATTTCAACGATGCTGAATTTATCCCTACAGTTATACGGCAGTCACAAGCCTTGGAAATAGCTATAGACGTACTGGAAACTATGGACAAGCCCATTCTCTGCAAGCTCGACCCCGGCGCTTACGTGCCAACAAGAGCGCACACAGACGATGGTGGCTTGGATATATACACTCCACAGCAAATTGTAATGTTCCCACAGACCACAGCGGCAATTGACGTGGGTGTACATGTAGCCATACCTAAAGGCTATGTTGGCAAGATGGAGACACGTTCCAGCATGTTAAACAGTGGCCTGACCGTGGTAGGCGGTGTGATTGACAGCGGCTACACTGGGAGCATTAAAGTAGTGCTGGAAAACAAGCTAGGCCATGACGTGGTAATCTCAAAGGGCGACAGAATAGCACAGTTGCTTATAATCCCCTGTCTATTGGGTGAAGTTAAGCTAATGCCTGAGTTGCCGGAGACTGAACGTGGTAACGGCGGCTTTGGCAGCACAGGGAGGTAAACAATGTCAAAAGCCAAAAAGGTTGAGAATCATTTGCTAGAGCATAAAGAAATCACCAGTTTGCAAGCATTTACTTTGTACGGTGCTACAAGGCTTTCTTCAATCATTTATAGATTACGCAAACAAGGCTATAACATTGATACCGAAATGAAACACTACACAACAATGGACGGAGAATCATACAACTATGGCGTATATCATTTGCGCAGTTAAGAGTAAAGCAGGGAGGTTTGACCTCCCTGCTTTTTTAATTACCGTTTACCCATTTCAAAATGTCGCTATAGGTTTTGTCGGTTAAGCTGAATTTGCTTGTGCTTGTGTTCGGATCTGAATCACTGTCTGTCTTGCCCAGAGACTCCCACCAGTTTGAAACGTGTGTAGGCTCTGATTCTTTCGCCGGGTGAGTTATAGCATACGTTTCATCGATTTGTGTTGCATAGCTATCATCCTTGTAATAGGTGTTCAGCAACTTGTACGCCGTTTTTACTGTTAGCCCTGCAACCGTGCCGGATTCACTGCCTGTTATATTGGCAAAGGCTGTTTTTAATTCTGCTTGTGAGATATTATAGCCATTGTCAACATCTTTGACAGCCGCCAGCAATTGCAAGAATTCATCAGTATTATTCTTGATGTTGTTCATATTGCAGTATGACTGATAAGCTTCCAAGCGCCTTACAGCGGTGTTGCGTGTTCCTCCGTCTGACGGTTGCAACTGTGCTTCAATGGCATTCAGTTTGTCCTCAAAACTGCCCTCGGTGTTGTTATAGACTTTCAGCAGCTTTACAACATCAGCTTCGCTTCCGGTATCGTCTTTGAGCGTACCAAGCGATTCTTTGTCTGAATACCACTTCTCAGCATTCACTCCAAGACTTGCGGCGTACTGTAGCTTTTCAAGCGGATAACCGCTAGATGTTAGCGCTTCTTTTGCTTCATCGGACAGGGTATTCATATTGCTTACAAGCTTGTCTATGCTGTCATAATTGTTGGACTTTACAGCAGAATCATACATGGATTTATACATGATATAATAGGGCATATCCTCTGACTTAATAGCTCCATGTTCCTCAGTGCCATTAAGCAGCTTCTGCCAGTCGGAGGTATATTCCTCTCCATGCTCTTCATAAAGTTCATTTTTCGCAATGTCTTTAGCGTATGCTTCTATGTCTGCTATAACTTCACTTTTTTCGGCATCGTCCAACTCTGCATAAGCACTGGATTTCATAATCTCAGTTAAAAGGCTTTGCGCCGTACTGCCAGACAGGTTTTTAAATGCAGTTTTCTCTTCACTTGTTAGCTCTATATCACCTACTTTGCTAGGCGCATTTCTGCTAGGGAATAAACCTCCATAACCGTTATCTGCAAGCCGTGTAAGCTCTTGTTCAACATCAGAAGCCGTGTAATTATTTACGTTTCCTGCCAAGAAATTTTCATTGAGGAAATTTTGAACAGCAGAAGTATTCTTGGTTTTGGGATTACCGAAATTGTCTGTTGCAACAGGTAACGTTTCACTCAAATACGGTATTTTCGATTTTACCACATCAATTGCTTGCTGAACTTCTGAATCCGAACTATATGTATCTCTTACATAAGGGTCAGTTCCGGTAGCAATACCAGAGGTAATGTTAGGTATATAACTACTAACATAACTACCGGCTAGATTTATTGCAGCATCACCGACTTTGCCCCACCCTGTTTCTGCATCAGAATATTTAAAAGCATTAACCATGTTTGTAAGTGTTGATACTGCTGGAAACTGGCTAATACCGTCAACAATAGAATCCCAACTTGCAGTAAGATAGTCTTTTAAAGATACCGTACCATCAGCAACGTATGAATCATACATTGCCGAGCCAAACACCAGCGCAGAGTTTAGAACAGGCAGTGCTTTTAAGCTATATAATTTATCGGTTTCTCGACTCGAATAGTCCCCTTTAGCTGTTCCCTCTAATATTCGATATAACAAACTCACATTTATTTGTGTACCTGTTTTGCCGGAGCTTTTTTCTTGCGCTGTTTGATCTTTATCGTCTGAATCATCAGTTAGAAGAATTCCTGTAGCTCTCATGGCTGCACCAAGTACAGCAAGTTCTACGCCTGTTGCAGTCCTGCCTACACTCTTAACAAACTTTTGTTTATCTGCTGCCGTAAGTGTTCCATTAACTTTTTTCGATACTACATTTCCTAACTGTATAACATTATTTGCTATACTGGTAACACCGCCAGTAAACTGTAATTGCTTTCCTACTTGGTTAGCCGGAATCTTAGCAAAAGGCATTATTGCGCTACCTAATCCTAAGTTAACTTTTTTATTTTTTAATTTTATAGTGTCGCCCAAACCCCTTAATTTTAAAGCAAATTCACTAAATGCAGTATCATTTTGCAAAGTACGGTCAAGTGCTGCTTCTTCTCCGGCATTGTCAAGACTGTTGTCGGTTATTTTTCCCTCGGATTTTAATCTATCAATGCCCTCTTGAACTTCTGCCCTTGTACCGCCTTTTGCCATTTCATCAGTACTAACAAGTCCGTAGTTCTCCCATTTCTGCCATGTAGACAAAAACCGTTCAAACCAATTGCCGGTCATTTTGAATGTTCGGCCAGACTTAGTATTATACTTTGACGGGGCATCTTCGGTATCGGCATCAAGTCCGACTTCTATAAATGACCGCAAGAATCCGTCAATAGTGCCTTGCCTATTTGTTTGAGATAATTTGCCGAGTTCGTAAGTCTGGCTTCTTGTATCTCCTGTTATTCCACTCAGCCATGTATCAAGCAAAGCCGCCTGATTGCTGGACAGTATTTCCAGCATGTTTACACTTGCATTGCCCTCCAAGTTTGCCATAGTAGTAGTAAGCTTAGACAGCATAGCCAAATATCTATAAGCACTAATAGCATCGGTTTTTGTGGGTTTTACATAGTCCGGTGCAACACTCTTTATCTGGGTAAGCAGCACATTGTTCAAGAACTCAATACCGCCATCTTCTGCGGCCACTTTTTCCAATGCCCAGCTCATTACTTTGCTAGTTTGCTTGGTAAATAGACCATAGGTCTTTCTGGTTATATTTAGCTCTTTAATTTTGGAGATAACATCGGCGGCATTGGTTTTGTCCATGCTGTCATACTCATTGTAAAGCCTGTTTACCTCATCCAGTATTTTAAGCTTTTCATCATCAGAAAGCTTTACTTTGTTGTCCTCTCCATACAGAGCTTCCGTAGCAATAGCCATAACACCGGCTTCGGAGTTGTCAAAGTCTCTGCTTTGTCTCAATGACCGTGCGGTTTCGGTTCTTGATTCTCGGTAGGCTTTTACAGTCTCAGCATAGGTTTTGTAAGCCTGTGCTTTTTCTTTGACTGTCTTTGCACTTCTTGCCGTTTCCAGCTCTGACGTCATAATCTTTTTTGCTAAGGCAACATCAGTGTCAGTCCACTCAGAACGCTCTTTACCGAGCAGATATTCCCGTGATTTCTCCATACCGTCTGTTGCAAGGATATTTTCAGCTTCCTCATTAACGGCTTTATCATGGCGCTGTTCATGGGTAAAATCTTCTTCGGTCAATCCCTCGATTGTCCGCTCTTCTTTAGTCATTTGGTTTTCAGGTACACGGCTTTGTGTCGGTACTCTATCACCACCATCGGAACCGCTGTTGGAACCATCATTGCCATCATTACCGCCATCATTGGAACCACCGCCATTATTTGTCGGTGTGTTGGTATCATTCTGCTGTGTTGGATCCGGTTTTGTCTCCGGCGCTGTGTTGGTTTCCTGCGTAGGCTGTACCGGGTTAGGCTCTTGCGCTGTGGTATTCTCTGCGGTACTTTCTTTTTCCCTTGCCGCCGCTTCCGGGTATTTCTGTTCCCATTCAGTCCTTAACTGCTCTTCGGTGGTTTCACCCAGCGCAATTAGGGTTTCATGGCTTTTAAGGTACTTTTCCCAGCTATCAGTCTTTATTGCACCAACAATACTCTCTTTGGTTGTGATATAGTCTGTGTTGGCTTCATAGCTCTTGCCAGTCAAATCAACCCAGCCATCAGTAAGCATATCATTCAGTACAATTTCAACACGCTTGGCATCAGCATAATTTTCAGCACCGTTATTGTTGATTATATCTTCCAAGCACTGCATAATTCTTGGCTTGGTCATGCCATACTCAACAAGTCTGCCTACAGGAGTATCTGTGCTGTATTTAGCCTTTCTGCCAACTGCAAGCTTTATTTGACCCTCTAACCGCTGTACCTCTGTCATAAGAGTTTGAGCAGCTTCCACATAATACTGATGAAGTTGCGGATGGTCATACTGAAAAGCCTTTACTTTTCTGTCTGCCACATCTCCAAAGCTTCTGCGGTCAATATTGTTTTCCGGCGTATCTACATTTTTTGAGGTTGTACCGTCAGCCCGTCTTTGACCGGCTGTTACAATGTCTTGGTATTCTTGGTTGAACTTTTCCTGCTCTGCATCATATTCTGCAAACTGTTCCTCAGTTAAATGTCCACCCTGTTTTTCCTGTATCTGCTTCCACTTATTGTATGATTCTTCATGTCTCCTGTTAAGGTCTTGAATCTGCTGATTTGTTTTTTCCGTTGCTGCGAGCTTTACTGTGTCGGTAGATTCTGTAGCCTTGTTAGTGCCGGTATCTGCTTGCTGGTTTTCAGCGGCAATTGTAGTCGCTTCATTGGCTGGTATATTGGGCTGTATATCAGGAGTGCTGGTTATTTTCTCACCGGCGGCGGCTAGATTGCCCTCAGTTGCGTTTTGTGTGTCAGGTAGTGTAGTTACACCCCTAGAATCGTTCTGCACGCCCTGGGCGCTTGTAGTGGCTTGTGCGGCATTTTGCGATTGCGTATCAAGATTACTAGTTGTGTCCTGAGCATCTAAGCTTACGCTTGAACGCTTTTCTTTGCTTGTTCCATCAAGCTTAATACCCGTAACCTTTTCAAACGCCGCCGCAAGACTACCGTCATTTGCTATTGAATCTGCTTCGGTATTGCTTATCCTACCCTTTGAAAGTATGTCTTTTAACTCAATCTCAGGCTGTTCGGTTGTTGGCATTTGATAGCCCGTTGTCTGTTGTGTTTCTGTGGTTGCCTGTTGCTCTATGCTCTGCTGAGTGGGTGAGGTTTCTGCGGTTGCTTCTGCCTTGGCTGTAGTATCTTCTTTGGTGGTGGTAGGAATTGCAGAATCTCCACGCACGGCAACGTTAGTGCCATTAATACCTATACTTGTTACAAAACCTAAAAGAAAATCATAAAGCTCTTGTGAATATGCTTCTTTAGCGCCCTCTTTGGTTGTGTATTTTTCCTTTAAGGCTTCGCCTTTATCATAAATAAGTTTTGCTACTGGGTCAGTGGCATCTTCCAGCGCATTTTCTGAACCCTCGCCTACGGCCTGCATGCCTACATACATCAATTTGAGTGTGTTTGCATTGCCACCTATTTTTTCATTTACCTTTGCCAGCACATCTGCAAGCATTTCATCAGCGGCACCTTTGCCATATATTCCGGCAACACCATCAAACATTTTATTTGTGGCATAGTTCAAAGCTGCTTTTACCGAACCATAGGTTAATTGCTGTTCAAGGCTTGCTCCATCTTCCTGAGCTTCTCCTGCGGCATCGCCAAACGCTCTAGCAGCCTGAATGCCCAAAGCGTTCATACCTAATGCTGAACCAAGTACGGCATCTCCGGCAAGCTGCATTGCGCCTGTACCGACATCCACTAAAAAGCTTCCTACCAACCCAGTGCCTTGTTTTGCTTTCGCTGAATATTCTGCGGAGCTTTCCTGTAGGTCTTTCTGTAAGTCCGTTGTGGCATCGGTCGCTTTTTGCTGAACATCTTCATTTACTACCTTTGCCATAGCATCATATTTGCTCTGTGCATCATCAAGAAGATACTTTGCAGATTTTACATTAGCATTTTCTGTGTCTCCATTGGCTTCTTCTAACTCTGCATTATAATCCCTTGTTGCCCGCTCTAAATCTGCCTTGTACTGGTCAAGATATTCTTGGTTTCGACTAGTTCTTGCTTCCTGCCCGGCTTCATATAGTACCCTCGCCCCGCCGGTATAGCTTGCAGCTTCTCCTGTTGCGGTAGACTTCATCATGTTCTTGATTCTGTCCAAAAACGATGTATACTCGCCTGTCCCCTCTGCATCAGCTATCTGCTGTTTTACAGCGGCTATTTGCTGGTCATAGTTATTTGCTTCCTCTGTGGAGGTTGCAGCTTTTCTGGCGTTGTTCAGATATGTAAGCTGCTGATTAAGCTTAGTGGTATTCTTGCTGTCTACAACATCTTGTGCATTGTCAACAGCCTGCTGGTCAAGATACCCTCTTAGTATGTTGTTACTGTTTAATACCTTTGCTTGTGGCAAGCTCTCAGTATTTAAAGTAACCTTGCGTGTAGCACTTGAATTGGCAGTATTGGAGTTATTGGAGGAAGAACCGCCGGAGGTAGCAGTTGTCACTGGTGTAGTGCCGTTGTTTGTCTGAGAAACTGCGTTCTTGTGCGCTTCTTGAATGCTTTGCCCGGCCTGTCGGTTTTCTTTAAAAGCTGCTTCGACATTTTTATATTCTTGTGACCATGGATTAAGCCCCATTTGTTTCCTCCTTAATCTTAATTAAGAGCGTTTATAAAATACTCATTAACGTCTGCATTCGGGTTAGCAGCCGAATAATATTTCCAGTTGTTAAGTGCATTAAGGTAAGCGCTTCCACCATCGTTATTGCCTGAGCTAGTTGTAACAATTCTGTTTCCGTTTGAATCTAATCCGTCATTTATTGGCAAATTGTTTTTAAGGTTGTTATACTGGTCTTTGGTTATACTGCCTGTCATGTATGCAAGGTCAGGATTCTGTGCTTGCCAAATAGCAAGCATATTGTCTGCCTGTTCTTGACCATACAAAGTAGCATAGCCGGAGAAGTCGCCAAACTGTGCCAAAATCTGAGCATTTTGCAGATTGCGTTCCTCTGCATTGTTATACTCGTCCAGCAGTGCCGCCGCCCTCTGATAATCGTTCTGAGCAATTGCAGACTGTATATCTGCTCTATACTGTGTGGTAAGGTCATTGATACCTTTTTCGGCTTCTGTCTCTGCTTCTGCCTGAGATTTATTTAGGCCTGCATAATCGCTCTGGTAGTTACTAGCCAGCGCTAGGGCTTGCTGTGAACCTGTGCCGGTGTTGATACCGTTTCCGGCTGCTTGCTGATTAAGGTTATAGCGGTTACGTTCATACTGTGTAGCAAGGTTATTACCCTGTGTCTGATATGTTCCGGCTATCTTATCTGCCGCCGCCTGTGCATCACTTACATTCTGGTTATATGCCGCTTCCAGCTCGGATTTTGTCTGGTTTATCTGGGAATCATACATTTGATTTATAGCATCGGTTCTCGCCGTGCTATAAGCATCGCCGGATATACTCTGCGTTGTGCTGGATGTGGTAGTTGCAGTATCAGTAGTTGCAGTACTTCCCCCGGTATCGCCGGAGGAAGTATTATTAGTTACATTCTGATTGTATGCTTTTTCAAGCTCTTCTGTATTGGTTGCCATATATTAGTCCCCTTTCAGCAGTTTTGCCCATGTCTGGCCGCCCACTTCGCCATCGGTTGTCAGCCCAAAGTCAGCCTGAAAGCCCATGACCGCACGCTTGGTTAACTCGTCGAAAGTGCCGCTGACTTTACCGGTGAAATAGCCATAGCCAGCCAAAAGCAGCTGAATGGTCTGAACCTGAGTGTTTGTCATACCTTGCCGCATGAGGCCAAGCTCCACGTCGTAGCTCACGTCAGGAGCAGTAATTGTTCCAGTGGAGGCGACTGCTGTCTCGGTTCCCCAAGTGCCAACGCAAGCGTACCATGCTTGGGCAAACTTAGTACGGGCGGCAATATTGTTGACTGCCGGGCGCTCGTACTGGGTACAAATAATGCCTGCCACTGTACCGATGTCGGTGCCAGCGCACATTAAATTCCAGACTGTTGAGTAGCTCTCTTTCAGCTCCTTGATGCAGAATTTAGCCTGCGTAACCGTGTCTCCTATGGATGCGCCAAGGCTCTGCGCATAGGCAAGCAGCGCCTGCTTGCGGGTCTTGTATGTCCACTGGCACAGCCCATAGCCTACACTGTCGGTAACGAACTCGGTGTATGTACCGTTGTCAACTCCGGCTGTGTAGTCCTCGTCCGACAGTGAGGTCATACCGTCCTGCGCATTGTTAGCTCTCAGAGCGGACTCTGCCTGCATGTTGCCCAGCATAGCACAGGCACCTACCGGGTTGCAGCCGTTTGAAATCAAAAGAGAATAAATCAGTTTAGCGGTTGTCTCTTGCTCTGTCATTTATCCTATCCCTCCAATGTCTAAAATAAAATTTTAGGATGTAAAAAACCTGCTCTGTGTATGATGGTTTGCGGTAAGCCATAGCTTAATCCTCCTCAATCAGCCCTGACAGGCTCTTCTCGTCGTCATCCATTACAGCAGACCGCCATCACTGTCGGCGTTCTCACCATAGGTAGTAGCCACCAGTTCGGTCAGTTCGGTGTATTCGTCTACAGTCAGTCTGCCCACGGCGAAGAACACGTCCAGCTTAACCTGTGCGTCCTCGCTGGTCTTATAAAATTTTCGCTCAATCAGTCGCTTCATTGCGTTATACATTCTCTATCCCCTCCATGTCCATGCTGTAAATATCCTCTATCATTGCCGCTATAGTCTCATCAGCCTCGGCCTGTCCCCGCTCATAGGCGGCCTGAGCCGTGGCCAGCTCACCATAGCTCTTCCATGGGCTGATCATCCGCCCGGCAAACACCACTCCGTCCGCGCGTGTCCAGCTCTCGCCCTCCGGCACATACCTGTAGCCCTCTATGTACTCCTTGCACCTGCCGTCAAAAAAATCAGTCTCAATTTCTCTGTAATCGTCCTTATTTGATAGATGGATTCTAAAATCCTTATCAATATATACTTTCATATTCATTGGCGTACCGAAAGATTAAAATCTTACAGTGAGCCATAGACCTCCTTAACAGCTATTGTGCCAGCATTTTTGTTGCTGTTCGTTATACATATCCCCACATAATAGCTTTCATTGTATGCTGTAACATCAACATTAAATACATTAAATTCGTCAGTACTTAACGCAGGGGTCTGTGTTGCAACCCAGCAATTATAATTGTTCGCTACAGGCTCGCTGCTGGCGATGCCTACTTTCAAGTAGGTATCTGTGCTTGGCATGTCGCCTTTCATGGTGAAGTATAATGTATTAATATCATTTAGCGGGACTGGGTTCACAGTATAGATTGTGTTACCGGAAGCCCAGCCCTGAACCATAGTGACTTGCTCGGCATCAAATGTAATGCTGCCGTTTTTACTTTCCACTAATTTCGCCCAGCCCCCGGTAACCTCGTCGCATGTATCACCGGCGTTATAGTAGTAAGTATAATAATTTAGCTTAACAGCTTGAGTGCTATCGCTCTCCACCGTTATGTCCCTGCTGGTCGTGCGCTGTCCGTCAGTGCAGCTGACTGTCCAGTCCCCTGCGGTCACATTGAACAGCGCCTTGCCGCTGGTGTCTCTGGCCACGTGTGTCTTGTCGCCGTTGGTGATGGTGCAAACACTGCCCTCCGGATAAGTGACCGCAATAACAGCCTTAAGTCTGCCCTGCCCGGCA